ACACAAAGACGCCAAGATGTTATTAGCGATTTGCTCAAGAGTACCACAACAGCCTGGACTACAATGCCCTCCAGCAGAAACCTTCCAGTCCAGCCACATGAGGCCTCCAATACCACGGTTTCTTTTATGGACTGATGGTTCCGATGTCATTATAAACTTTGATCTTGAATCTCTTCCTCCTGGCTCTGTCACTGGATCTTCCATTGGACCCAGGTTTAATCTTAAGGCCCAAACAGCCTCTTCCTTCGTACATGACTTCACCTTTGCACATTGGTGTGATGCTGCAGATATGCCCCTGAGAGATCATTTTCCTTTAGTGAATGATACATATGACCATTGGACACCTGATTTCATTTCAAAGAGGCTGGATGGGAACATGGTTGTTGTTGAATTCACCACCAACCGGTCCAATCAGGAGAATTCTCTCTTGGGAGCATTCAACACTAAAGTGGGGAAGTATGAGTTAGCACTGCATAATAGAGCATCTGGCCTAAGCATCTATTTTGGAGTTGTGGCAGTCAGTGAGACTCTTGTGGTTACAAATTTGCCTTTAAGTCAACAAGAAGTTGATGAGCTTTGTTTTAGATTTTTGGTAGCTAGAGCAGTCCATCTAGAAATGACAAGCCAAATGATTGTTCCCGAATATGATGATGTGGATGAAGATAAGAAAAGTAGAGAAGTGAAAGCTGCCTTTCACTCAATCAGGCCAGATTGGGAATGCACTCAAGAGAAGTTCTTTCCTTTCTCTGAACAAATGTTTGAGAAGTTTGAGAAGTTAGATCCAGACTCTGAGTATTTGGCTAAAGTGGTTTTCAAGTCACTATCTGATGCTCAGCTGGAAATGGATTCTGATCATTTTTTAAAGGAACCTTTGACTGAAGAGGAGAGACTGACAAAAAATAAGGAAGATTGTAGGCGAATAATTCGATCTTACGAAGATGACTTTAACTCAAGAGCAACAAGAAGTCCCTGGAGTCATAAATCCACTATACCTTTCCCTGGAATTATTCCAAAAGTCCAAGGGGATACCACTGCCATATCACATTTAAGAAATTTGCCAGTAATCACAGGTGGTTCTGATGCAACCATTAGAGCCTGGCGGTCAGCTTATAGCTCAGTGGTGTGTGGACAGGTTGAGAGGTGTGATGAGGATGTTGAAAGAGAAAGGAGAGCTGCATTGTGCTCACTCACTTTGGAGGAACTAGAAGAGAGCAAGAGCATGAGAGTGAAGTACCATCGGTGCAAGATTGATAATGGACATGCTGATAGAGTCGAACTTGCCCTACAAGGAGTGGAGGCCAAAGAATTCAGGGGTCATCCGGAAATAGTTAAAAAGAGATCAGAATCAAAGAAAACTTTTCCATTGTCCACTGACACAAGAGATATAGATCTATTTCTCCAAAAAGATGAGTCTTTGTTTGATTCGGCCATGAGTCAAACCCCTCCTGCTGCCATTATAGAAGCAGTCAAAGCAGGTGCTGATGCTCAATCCTTGCACGGCATAAAACCGAGTGGAAACCCTTGGTACACCTCTGTGCTTCAGTTCTTGAGCTTGCCAATCGGATTATGGTTATTTATGTCAACTTGTATTGGGGTGGAACTCAGCATAAGTTTAAAGCAGCACTGTGGAAGACAGAAGTTCATCATCAAGAAACTCCGGTTTTTTGATATCTTTCTACTTATCAAGCCCACTAATTCTGGTAGTCATGTCTTTTTTTCAATAGCCTTCCCTGAGTCTGCCATTTTGGGGAAGATTCATAGATCACAATGCTTTAAGGGCTTGAATTTTGAAGATGGTTGGTTTTGGACAGAATTTTCATCATTTAAAATGTCCAAGCTGACCAATGTTGTTAAGTCTCTTTCAACTGGAATGAACTTATTCTGGTTCTGGAGAGACTTTTATGAGGTGCCATTCTGGATTGGGAGTGCTGCAGATCATAAACTAGGAATATCAAAGGCCAACAAGATGTTTAAATTCTGCTTGCTAATGCACCTTGAAGATAAAAGCCGGACAGAGGAGATAGCAACACTCTCTAGATATGTACTGATGGAAGGATTTGTTAGCCCTCCTTGCATCCCTAAACCTCATAAAATGGTGGAAAAACTTCCTGAACTGGCTAGAACTAAATTGCAAGTTTGGCTCATTAATCGAATGTTGCAAACAATGGTTCGTGTGTCAGATAGTCCATTTAAGATCTCTGCTGGCCATAGATCTGCAAGTTGGACTGGCATATTCAATTGGATAACAGGGGATGCCCTAGAATCTACTCAAAAATTGATTTCATTATTCTATTTAGGCTACCTGAAGAATAAAGAAGAATCTCCAGAGCGTAATGCTAGCATTGGAATGTACAAAAAGATTCTTGAATATGAGGATAAACACCCTGGACGCTATGATTTCTTAGGAATGCATGACCCTCCTCCAGAAGACACTAGATTTCATGAATACTCAATTAGTTTCCTGAAGTATTTATGCAACCATGCAGAGAATGAATTAAGACACAACTGGGGTGAGTCATTCAAAGCTATGATCACCAGAGATATTGTTGATTCTATTGCCAGCTTGGATCTAGAAAGGTTGGCTACACTTAAGGCCTCTAGCAATTTTAATGAAGATTGGTATCAAAAGCGGCAAGATGGCAAAGTTTATCATAGAAGCAAAGTTATAGAAAAGGTGAGTAAGTATGTTCGAAGAAACAACTCTCATGTGCATCATATCATGGAAGAGTGTTTAAAGAAAGTGGAGGCTCAAGGCTGTATGCATATTTGTCTTTTCAAGAAGCCCCAGCATGGAGGTCTCAGAGAGATTTATGTATTAGGATTTGAAGAGCGTGTTGTCCAGCTAGTCTTGGAAACCATAGCCAGGCAAATTTGTAAAAGATTCAAGTCAGAGACCTTAACTAATCCAAAACAAAAGCTGACCATCCCTGAAACTCATGGCCTGAGGGCTGTCAAGACTTGTGGCATTCATCATGAAACAGTAGCAACATCTGATGACGCTGCTAAATGGAATCAGTGTCACCATGTGACAAAGTTTGCTCTCATGCTTTGTCATTTTACAGATCCTTTGTTTCATGGCTTTATCATAAGAGGGTGCTCAATGTTCATGAAAAAGAGAATCATGATTGATCAAAGTCTGATTGACATGATTGATTCTCATGTTGATCTTCAAACCAATGATGAGTATTTGAAAAAAATACATAGGGGTTATCATGGTAGCATTTCTGATCAACCAAAGTGGATGGTTAGAGGAGGAGCCTTCGTCCAAACAGAGACTGGTATGATGCAAGGAATACTCCATTACACTTCTAGCCTTCTGCACACAATCTTTCAGGAATGGATGAGGACTTTTACTCAGAAGTATATTTGCTCCAGAGTTTCAGTAGATTCCAAACCAGAGGTTTTAGTGGATGTTCTTCAGAGCTCTGATGATTCAGGGATGATGATCTCATTTCCCACTCAAGAAAAGAATAGAACTGCAAAGTATAGATATCTTTCAGCGTTGATTTTTAAATTCAAAAGATACATTGGCAAGTATCTTGGTATCTACGCATCTATAAAATCTACAAACAACACTCTTCATCTGATAGAGTTTAATTCTGAATTCTTCTTTCATATTAATCATAATAGACCATTGCTGAGATGGATTACTGCTTGTGACACTATCTCTGAACAAGAGTCTCTAGCTTCCCGCCAAGAGGAAATGTATAACAATTTAACCTCTGTGTTAGAAGGTGGTGCTAGCTTTTCTCTAGTCACCTTCTGTCAGTTTGGGCAACTGTTATTACATTACACATTGTTGGGAATGACAGTTTCTCCTTTATTTCTAGAATATATCAAGTTAGTTTCTGAGATAAAAGATCCATCTTTAGGCTACTTCTTAATGGACCACCCCTTTGGATCTGGACTTTCAGGCTTTAAGTATAACGTATGGATTGCAGTACAAAACAGTGCCCTAGGAGCTCGATATAGATCACTATTGGAAGCAATTGCATCTGCAGATGGAGAAAGCTCCAAGAAAACCTTAGATACCACAACTTCTGGCACCTTTGTGCAGTCAACAATAATAAGATTTGGAGACAGAAAAAAATGGCAAAGATTGGTTGACAGGTTAAATCTCCCCAATAATTGGCTAGACCAGATTGATTCTAATCCAGAAGTTGTCTATAGGAGGCCTAGAGATGGGTGTGAAGTGGCTCTTAGGATTGCAGAGAAGATCCATTCACCAGGAGTGTCAAATTCTTTATCTAAAGGTAATTGCATAATCCGAGTAATTTCCTCATCTGTATACATATTGAGCAGAAACATTCTCAGTGATGGGCTTGCTTGGCTTTATGATGAAGAAGAAGGACGGAAAAGACCACTACTATTCAAGGTTATGTATCAACCAGATCTTGATCCACATTCCAGACTCACTCCTGCTCAGATATCAATGATGTTTCCCATGTCTGCAGAGTACCAAAAACTGCAGGTGCATTTCCAGAGTTACTCAGTAATTGAGGGAGAATTCATCTCAAAGAAGAAAGTCATTACTCAGACTAGGATAAACATACTTGAATCTGAGCGGTTTTTACGAGCTAGACCAGAGGATTTAGTTGCTGACATGTGGTTTGGATTCACCAGAACCAGAATGACACCTAGGACATTTCAGGAGGAGTGGAACCACTTAACTGCTGTATTCCCATGGTTAAACCAGGATCCTTCAGTCTCATTGAGAGATTCTCCTTTTCAACATCATGTACAATTGAGGAATTTTTTAAGTCGCCTTGACATGAAGGGCCGTGACATCAGAATCATTGGTGCACCGATCAAGAAGTCAAGTGGTGTTAGCAATGTTTCTACTGCTGTCCGAGACAATTTTTTCCCTCGATTTATGCTATCTCACAATCCAGATGAACAAGCCATGGAGAGATTGGAGGCTGCTGGAATGCTAAAACATGCATTATTCTTAACAGTCACAGGACCTTACACTAATGATACAAAACTGGACATGTGTATAGATTTCATTGTCCAATCTGAACCAATAGCCCTCAGACCTAATCACGGAAAGACAAGAAGTAATGTTCTTTCTCTTTTCCAGGATTTCTTTTCTCCACACGGAAAAGATATTATTTTCAATCGAATTGAAATGGCAAATTGTGGAGTGATAGGAGGCTTCACATCTCCTCAAACTCTTAAAGAAGTTGATGGGAAGTTAACTTACACAGGTGATGGAGTGTGGAGAGGTGTTGTGGATGGATTCCAGGTGCAACTAGTTATTACGTATTGCTCAAAACAAAAGGTAAATCAGCTAAAGTCAATTAGTGTTAACTCTGATAAATCAATATCTACTTTAGCTGGTTTTTGTCATTCATGGTGCAAAGAGATGGGTGTGTTCAACACTGAAGACTTCTCAAAATCTCATAGGATCTCTAAAGCTTCATTTTTCATGTATAACTTTAAAATCTCTAGTGCTAAGCAGTCTTTAGGAGCTCCCATTTCTATAGTGAGTGATAGAATCTACAAGCCTATTTATTGGGATCCTAATCAGCTGACATTCCGGTTGAGGGGAAACACTCTAAATTTATCATATAATGACTCTCCTCAAGGAGTTAGAACAAGGCTCTTCAACATCTTGAGTTATACAGTTAAAGATACGGACGTCTCTGATGAGTGTGCTTTTAAGCTCATGACAGTATCCCAAAAACACAAGTTCCATGGCAGAGAACCTAGCACCTCTTGGATATGCATGAGAGCTTTACCTATTAACACCATTGACAGGCTCTTGGAGAAGATTGAATCAAGGTCCAGAATAAGTGGCTCCATTGATACAGCAGGCCTTGCTGACTGCTTCAAAAATGTGATGGAATCAGCTCTGAGAAAGAAGGGAGTTTTTCTCTCAGAATTCACAAGAGCCACTCAAAAGATGATGACCACTCTTAGTGCTGACATGCTAGACTTCTTTGCAGATATGGGATTGGTTGATGATTTTGACATGGAGACTGAACCCTGGTTAGAAGGTTTGGATAATTTCACTCTTGATGATGAGGATTATCTTGAGGAGTACAACCTAGGTCCTTTTGGAACTTTTTCAACAGAGCAGGAAATGAATACCAAGTATTACCACCACATGATCTTAGATTTATTAGTTGAAGATTTAATACAAAAATTGTCTCTTGAAGGATTGAGAAAAGTGTTCTCTGAGAAACTGGCTCCCCTTACTTACAAGAAGGAGGTTGAAAGGATGATGTTCATTCTACAGAAAGATTTCTCAGATCTAAAATGGGTCAGTGCTGACCAATTATCTGAAAACATGGGTTTGGATGTTGATGAAGATATGTTTGGCTAAATGCAAGATTTTAGTAATTACTAGTAAAGGTCTGGAACATCTCACTATAGGTTTGGACTCACCACTTCAAACCCAACTACAGTATCTAGAACTTTTATTTTTTGTATTGATGGAGTGATAGTACGTATGCTAAGGATGCTGTAATTCATTGGATTATTTTGCTTAAATCTTGGCGGACTTTGTGT